ATACTTTTCATGGTAATAATCAATAGCATCCTGCAGGGTTCCCTCCGAAACACAGAGGTACTCGGCGGCCTCATATCGGCTCTGGCACCCTGCGTCGTGGGCTCGGACGATCCCGTCCAGTCCGATCAGGCGGTCGTATGCCCATGCACGGCCTTTCAATTCTTGTTTCCTGTTCTCCACTTGATGCTGATCCAGGATGTTTCCGGATGCTGTCAGGTGATGGCCTATCTCTTCGGCCAGCACGCAGGCCTGTTCCGTAGAATCTTTCAAATTCTTGCTAATGGCGATCACGCCATTACAGTACATGCCCTTTATCCGATCTGAACCAAAATCCCAATCTATAACGTCAGCTCCGCAGTCTGCGGCTTGCTGTCTGAGTTCTTCCGCTTTATCCATGGCCGCACCTCCCGGGTGATACAGTACCATGGACGTGTGTCCATCCATGCGGACAATGGACTCATTTTCTTTTGTTCTTGACAAAGGCGACAAAGTTGTCAATTTCTGCAAGCTCCTCCTCTGTGAAGTTTTCTCCCTCGAAGTGCGCGGCAAGAGTCGTTCCCTTAACATCGTCTACCAAAAAATCCAAGGAACAATGCAGGCAGGCCGTGAGCTTCATGAGCGTGGACAGCTTAATATTATCGGTCCCTTTTTTGTAAAATCCATCAATGGTCGTATATGGGATTCCGGATATCTTTGCCAGTTCAGCCTTGTTGCTGATCCCATTCTTTTTCATCAGGTATTCGAGTCTGGTCAGGAATGACATTTCTCTCACCGTCCTTTCTTTTTTTTTATGTTTCCGATTTTAGCACCTTAAGACATGTAAGTAAATAAAAATTACCCTGTAGGATAAAAATATTTTCTTGTAGGGTTGACAAATTACCCCATATAGTATAATATCGACATTGTAATTACGACATAGGGTAACAAGAGGCTAGCAAAATACGATGGAAGGGAGGTGTGTAGATGTTTCCTAATATTTCGGCGGAGCTCGCCAGGCACAAGATGACCATCAAAGATCTGGCGACTCAGACGGGGATCAACTATGAGACGCTCAAGCTTAAGATGCGAGGCGTCACAGAGTTCAGACTCCAGGAGATGATCAAGGTCAAAGAAGTATTCCCGGCCTGTTCCATGGATTATCTCTTTGAGTCGGATGGCATCACAGAAGAGGAGAAATAAATGAACGTGGAAGATCTCATCCAGTGCGCAGATATAGATGATTGCAAGAAAACACTCGCAGATCTCAGCAAAGCCGGATACGGAGCTGTGGTAACAGATGTCAGCTTCCGGTGGATCCGCATCACATCACTGCCAGATGAGAGCACAAAAAGGAGGACTGAATGAAACTGCATATTGAGAGTGAAGGCGAGAACTTCGAAATGAAAGCAAAGGCGGCATACGTCGTCCTGATCGACCCGGCGGACAGCGACGCGGACGTGACCCTGATGGTGGTTGGTCAGTCAAACGCTCTGAAGATCGTCTCTGGGATCGCGAAGACGCTGGACAGCTTTTTCCAGACACTGACCAAGGGCGACAGGAAAACCCAGATGGCTCTTTGGAAGATCTTCAAGAAGGAATACAAGAACGCTCGGCTTATTGGCACCAGCAAAGTAGAGAGGGCAGAGACCCGCCCGGTCACGGAGGAGGACTAATGGAACAGACAAGCATCACCGCAGGCGAGATGATCAAATACCTGCAGCGGTTTCCGGAGGATTCGGAAGTGGACATCATCGCGATCGACACCCACCAGGAGGAGAAGGTCGGGTTCCTGGACAAGGATGTCATCTTCATTACCTATGAAGCCAATCCGATGATCTTCATCAACATCGACAGGAACAACACCGAAGACATCACAGATGATGGGGAGGAGGACTAAATGGAAAGATATTGGCTCGTAAGTTTTCTTGAAAGATGGAAAAGCGGCCGCGTACAGGCCTACCAGACAGCGATCCACTGCGAGACGCTGATCCGCGCCGCAGAGGTGGCGGGTGCAGAGCTTCACGTTCGGGCAAAGGCAAGCGGCACTGAATGCCTGATCTATAGCATCGGGCTTGCCGATGAAGATGTGGCCGATCTGGTTGGCAAGGCAGAGCCCGATACGCTCGGGATCGAATGGCCGAAGTGATCAGTCAGAAGGGAGGGCACCATGAAAGTGATCGACACCCTCTTCGGAGACGCGGCATCCCCACAGAACTTGGCTGCGCTGGCCCGGGCGGTCGGTGTGTCGAAGATGACTATATGCGAGTACCGTCGGAACCGGGAGAAACTGAAAAGCGGTTCTGCCCGGACGATCGCACGGATCGCGCGGGCGCGCCGCCTGTCACAGGAGGAAAAAGCGCGGCTCATGGATGAGCTTGCGGAATAGGAGGAGAGAATGGAGCAGAAAAGGGGCCTCAAGAAGGCCGAGACACAGCTTGATCAGGCACAGTGTATCATCGCGGACATGCAGGCGAAGCTGGACGTCCTCCGCGACGCGATGCTCGCGGCCGAGGATAACAGGGAATTCGCCCCTGCGGCGGTCGACATCGCGAAGACATACACGGGTCTGCTCGCGGCGATGCTGGACGACCTTGAAGTCGGCTGTGAAAACGCTTCCTTCGCGCTGGCAGACGCACAGAGAGAGCCGGAGGCGGCAGAGGTGGAGGGCAAACAGGACATTGCCAGCCGCCTGCTCCCCGCGATCCAGCTTACACGGGCGGGGGACAACGTACAGGACATTGTCATCGACCGCAGCGGGGATTTCGCCGAAATCCACTATGCGACCGGTACAGTGATACCGGTTGGCATCAGCTGTGATTCCGGGATCGCGATGATCATCGACGTCTGCAAGGCGTTGATGTGAAAAAAGAGAGGAGGCTATATGAGCAAGGCAGTGAAAGCAACACTGATCATTCTGATCGGCATCATCGTGGGCTGTTTCGCCTACTCCCTGACGGCATACGCCAAAGGGCCTGATCCGATCAGTGAGAAGTACACAACGGCAAACGGGGACCGGTTCCTTGTCAAGGACGGGAAGCTCCGCGCCGGATGGGTGAAGTGGCGGGGGCATACGTACTACTGCCACAAAACAGAATCTCTGAACTATCCGAAGTATTCCATGTACTCGGGGGGCTTTAAGATCCTCGGGGGCAAGTGGTACTGCTTCGATAATGCCGGGCACCTGGTCACGAAGGACACCACCCTGCTTGATGTCCGGAGCAAGGACCACACGGTCCGATATGTGTATATCCCTGGCAACTACCGGCTCCGGTACTCCACCGCCCACAGGCGCTATCAGGAGATGGACGCGGCAGGTAAGTGGCACGACGCGGGAATGGAGATCATCCCGGCAGGGTGGGCGAACATACAGAGATGAGAGGTAAGAGATGGGCAGGTGCAATAAGTGCGGCAAGCTGATCAGCGCACGGCTCGGGACGCTGTGCATGGCCTGCCGGTATAAAAACAAAAAGTCGGCCCCGTCGATTCAAAAAAAGCTAAACCTGAAACGCGTTGTCAAGTGCCCGGCTTGCGAAAAATGGTTTTTCACTTCGCATGGGCGTCAAAAATACTGTTCGAAAGAGTGTCAGTACAAGGCATATCATCCGGTAAAGGTTAAAGAGCGGACATGTCCCGCATGCGGGCAGGAATTTACTCCGCGTAGGTCGACACAGATCTACTGCGGGGAAGAGTGCAAAAGAAAACACAAGGTGAGGGCGCGCAGCAATAACGCGTCAAAAGTGAGAACCCTTACAGACGGCATCTGCGTCGAGTGCGGAAGGCATTTCCCTGCCGGATATAAGCCCACGGAGGCGCGGTGCCCGGAGTGCCGGAAGAAGCCCGCGAAGATCGTCGCGCCGCCGCACGTAGACAGCCCGACGCGCCCCGTGATGATCAGGCCGGGCGGATGGACGGGCCCGATCGTCAGAGAGCCGGACAAGCCCGTGAAGGCAAAGATCCGGATCCCCGTGAGCCGCATGCCGGACAGGGGCAGGCCGACAAAGGACAGGGCGTATGAAAGACAGAGCGAAGAAGAGATTAAAAAAGAAATCGCGCAGGCGGAATTTGGAAACCTGCTGTGGTGACTGCTACATGATTGAAAGGTGTGCGGAGTATGGAAGAGCACAATGCTCCCAGTACAGGAGCAAGAGAGATATCGCAAAAGAAATCCTGCAGCTGTCGCTTGAAATGCGACCCTGAGAAGCTGCCGGAGCCGCCGCACAGGGTGCCCGTCGTCAAAAGACTGTGCGACCTGTCGAAAGAGGCGGCGATCGAGGTAAAGGACTTCTATCGGGAGCAGAAGACAGACAGGAAGATCCGGTGGATGAAGAAACACAAGAAAAGGAGGACACATTATTGATTGGAGCACTGATCGGCATAGCACTCATCGTGTTGTGCGTGGAACTGGTAACCGGATACCTGCTTCTGGTCCACATTGACCTGCACAGGGCGGCGTCTCAGGTGAAGCCGGAAAGAAAAGGGCATGTGGATCTGGAGGAGACAAGGCTGGAAAAAGAAAAAGCAGCACCCACAGCGTAAAGCCGTGAGCACTGCACACACATACACACCTACATTATATCAGGAGAAACAGAAAACCTAAAGAGATGATCAGAAAATACATATTCCACGACCGTGAACACTGGCTCGAAGGAAGAAAAGGCCGCATCGGCGGCAGTGATGCCTCCGCAATCGTAGGCCGGAACCCCTACATGTCGAACACAGATCTGTGGGAGATCAAGACCGGCCGGCGAGAGCAGGAGGACATCTCGGATAAGCCCTATGTCGTCTACGGGACGAAGGCGGAGGAATACCTGCGGGAGCTCTTCCGGCTGGACTTCCCTCAATACGACGTCCGCTATGAAGAGGGCAACATGTTCATCAATGACCGCTTCCCCTGGGCGCACGCCTCCCTCGACGGATGGCTCGTTGAGAAGGAGACAGGCCGGCGGGGAGTGCTCGAGATCAAGACCACCAACATCCTGCAGAGCATGCAGAAGGAGAAGTGGAAGGATGGAATCCCGGACAACTACTACTGTCAAGTTCTATGGTACCTGATGGTGACGGAGGCAGACTTCGCGATACTGAAGGCACAACTGAAGTATGAATTCAAGGGAGAACTCCCCTACATGCAGGTCAGGCACTACCTGATCGAGCGGGCAGACGTGGAAGAGGACATCCGGATCCTCGAGAGAGAGGGAAGGAGATTCTGGGAGTATTTACAGAGAAACATCCGGCCGGCAACGGTCCTGCCGGAGATTTGAAAGGAGGATACATGGCACTGGAACTGAAGATCGTATCACCTTCCGAGGAAGGATTCGTGAAGGAGATCGTCTGGAACGCTGATGAGATCGCGACAGAAGTCGAGGCGAAGATTGGATATTACAAGAACCTCGTATACACAGAAGACCAGGTCACGGAGGCCAAGAAGGACCGTGCCCAGCTGAACAAGTTCATCTCAGCACTCAAGGACAAGGACAGGGAGATCAAGCGCCTCTGCCTCGCCCCTTATGAGGCATTCCACAACAAGATGCTGAAGATCATCTCCCTGGTCGAGGAACCGGTCGCTATGATCGACACGCAGGTGAAAGGGTTCGAGGAACAGCAGAAGAAGCAGAAGATGCAGGCCATTCAGGAGATGTTCGATTCGAAAGGCTTCTGGCCCTGGCTGACACTGGAGAAGCTGATGGGCAGGCATGAATCCACCTGCAAGAAGTGGATGAATAAATCCTGCTCCATGAAGCAGATCGAGTCCGACATGATCGAGATCCAGCACAGGATGGGCGAGGACATCCTCGCA